GTTAAAGGAGATGTCTTTACGCTTAGGTAAGGATTTACCTAAAACTCTACCCAATTTAGATAAGGCAATCAAAGCTTATGAGAAAACTTCAATGTATGGCTCGAAAGCAAAGAAATATAAAGAAGACATCGAGGAACTTATGCGGAAAGTTTTTGATAAGCATGATTTAGGAATGAATATTGAAGAAGAAACTATTGAAAAAGTTTTAACTTCATGGTTTAAGAATACTTTTGAGGTCGGTGGAGGAAATGGCTATGTTGGATCATTGAAAACAGAGGGAAAAATTGAAACTGACCACGGAAGATTAATAGCTGCACACCAATTATTTGGGATATCAAAAGACTTGAAAAATAAACAATTAGAGCGTAAACAATACGAGAAATATGGAAATCTCCTTGACCATAATGTCATAGAATCGTTACGACATAATACGGCAAGGATGTATGGAAATGTTGAAGTGCGATTTAAAAAAGATAAAGTTCTTGCGACATGGACTGCAGGAGATAGCTTATGTAAAAGGTGGCAACCATCCTTGTGTTCTGACCCTAAATCTTGCTCGTTCGATGATTCCTACAAAACACCAACGACTAAAAATGAGAACATTATAGACCTTTCAATTTTTAAGGAGGACCACATTTATGACTACCTTGAGCTACAATTCCACGGAGATTTAACCATTGACTGTGTAGATTCATTAGCTTTTCCTTATGATTTGACAAATCCCAGATATGCAAAAGAGTATTCTACAGCTTTAAAATGGAAGAAAATAGGTGTAAAAATTTACTTTATAACAGAGAGCGGAAACTTAGGCCAATTGTAAGCGTACGTCAGGACACTTCTCAAAGTAGGTTTCCATCACTTCATACAAAGAATAAGGAGCCCATTTGCCTACGTAAGCTGCCACAGCTTTTGCAAAGCTGACACGTGGATTTTCATCATCAACAAGCTCGGAGAGGTGTTCGCAAATCATTTTCTCTGCAAACCATAGTTTCGCCTCGTTTTTCTTATCGTATTCTAGCGGACACAACACTTCACCTTTAAAAAAATAGCAAAGTGGTAATAATTGACTGTATAGCATATTTATTAATTTTATCCTTGTTATTTATCTACTCTTCATCGTCTCTCTTGCTATTATCTTCGTCTCTAACTATCTTAGTTAAATCCTTATCGAAGTAATATACACGATGGCTTATAACTTTGTGACCCTCAGGGTTGTTTGCTCTAAATGTATGTTCAAGTTTCCAACCTATAAACTTAGGGATGAAAAGCGAATCCATCTCTTGGTGTTTTTTTTCATACTTCTTTAAACTATCCAAAAGAGTTTCTGCTTCTTGTATATATCTGCCTTGAGTATCATACAAACCTAATTCCTCATAGGTTTCTGCATTATTGAGAGCCGATGTGCATTTTTGCTTGTATTTTTCTTCCCAAAACACCACTTCTTTGTATTCTTCTAGGTCTTCAACTTGAGAAAAAGCAGAATCCAAAGTGCCAAACTCTACACTCTCATAGCTATTCATATCGTGCAATGATGTTTCAAGTTGCTTTTTAACGAGGTTTTCAGCCTGTTTTTGTGGGTTTTGTGTGCAACTTGTAATTGCAAAAACCAAGCCAATAAGTGATAGCGTTGCTAGTAGGTTTGCTTTCATCGATTTTTAATCTTAATTATTAGTGAATAAAAATGCAACTTACACATAGTGTAAAGTCTTTGTTGCAAATATAGTGCTTTTCTGTAAATAATTCACTAAAAAGAGGGTTTTATTTGCTCTGACGGAGCATAATTTGTCCCTAATTTGTTAAAAATAACAAAATTCAGAGCTTAGAAAAAACACAATTCCTTTAATATCTAATTTTGGGTATTCTATAGAACAAAAAAACAAGAAAAATGAAAAAAGAACTTTTAGCAGCGTTGAAAGCCAAGTTTGAGGGGGTCAACGAAAGCATTTTAAGTAGGATTGCAGACAAACTAGCCAAGACTACAACTAAAGAAGAAGATGTTGCAACCGCAGTTTCGGGGGTAACAATTCAACAAATCATCGAGGGTTATGGTGATAGCAGAGCAACAGAAGCTCAACAATCTGCTGTACGCAACTATGAAGAAAAGTATGGTTTAAAGGATGGTGAAAAGCTACAAGAGCCTAAGCCAAAGCCACAAGAGGAAACTATGCCTGAATGGGCAAAACAACTTGTAGCGGAGAATAAAACACTCTCTGAACGCTTAGGTAGAATAGACGGTGAAAGAATTACCGCAGAAAGAAAGCAAAAACTATCTGCAGTGTTCAAGAAATTGCCTGAAAACCTTAGAAAACCATACGAGCGTATGTCGATTGATAAGCTTTCTGATGAAGAGTTTACCACTCTTTTTGGAGAAATCACAGCAGAGGTAGACGAAATCGCATCGTCTGTGAAGTCTAAAGGTGCTGTTTTTGGACGTCCTGCAGCACATCAAGGCACAGATAACTCTCAAGAACTATCTAAGGAGGAACAAGAAGCTATCGCATCGAGAAACGTTGCTCTAAAAGATGGTGAACAACCTTTTTAATTAACATTTAAAACCAAACGAAAATGAGTATGACAGTACAAAGACGCAAAGAGACAAGATTTCCAAGCGTCATCATGCACAAAGTTGCCGATGTAAGAGGTGGCGTTTCTGTGCAAACTAAAGAACTTGGCGGAAAATATCTGCTTGAGGGCACTGTTCTTTCAGCTCCAATTGAGGGCATTTGCCACGTTGTGAAAGTTGCAAAAATCAATGAAGATGTAGCAGCTAGCGGTGTTGCAATCAAGGTAGAGAAAGGACATCACTTTGTAGTAGGTGATATTCTTTGCGCTAAACTTGGCAACAAAGCAACAACTATCACCGCAATTGACACTAGCGACAATAGCGTTGATACTTTGACTATCAAAGCAGCGTTGGGAGAGCTTAAAAAGGGTGCTTTTGTGTTCTTGGCAGACAAAGAATCTGCAGACACCAAATCGGCATTAAAGTATGCTCCTTTTGCAATTAACGGCACTACCAAACCTGTTGTTGCAGGCGACAACTTAGATACTGATGCTTGGCTAATTGCAGTAACCAAAGGTAATGACTTGCCAACTGAAATTGAACAAGCACTTAAGGGCGTAATCAACTACTAAGGAGGAGGAATTTAAAATATGATTAGACAAACATTAATCGAGGGATTGAATGATAAAATGGTGCAAGCACGCTTGAATTCAGCTGATGCTTCGCAGTTCTATTTTGGTAAGCATTTCCCCGTAAAGAAAGTGACAGGTTTCACTTGGAAAACTCTGTCAAATCAATTAGCAGCTAAGAATGTAGCAGCTGATTTGCACACAGACAATGGAACAACCATTCGTAAGCGTAGACCAACCTTTGAGAGTGCAAAAGGAGACATTCCTTTTATCTCTATTTCACGTGAAATGACACGTGCTGAAATCAAAGATTATCAAACAGCTCTTGCACTTGCAGGTGAAGCTGATGCAGTGAAGCTTGTACAATATTGGGGTGAAGACGTTGATTTTTGCTTCAATGGCGTTCAATCTGAACTTGAGTACATTGCTCTAGCATTGGTATCTAACGCTGGTAAGTTGGACTTCACAACTACCAACAACGCTACTTTTGCTAATGAGTTCTCACTTGACTATGATGTAGACGCTGAAAACAAAGTTTCAACATCTACTGATTGGGGTAACGCTTCAAGTGCTGATATTATCGGTGACTTGGTTAAGATTGTGAAGCAAGCAAAGGCTAGAAATCTCAATCCTAAGTTTGCGTTCATCAACTTAGATGAGTTGTACAAGATTTGTTCAAGCGAGCAAATCATCAAGATGTGTGCATCTTACATCCAAAATGCAGTTGGAATGGCTCAAACACCAGACTTAGCAGCAGTAAATCAAATGCTTGCAAGACAAGCATGGTTGAACGGCTTGCAGTTGCGTGTAATTGACCAAACTATCTCACGTGAGTTTGCTGATGGTACAACCACTAGCGCAAACCCATTCGCTGATAGTCGTATGGTGTTGTCTGAAACTGAACGCTTAGGAACAACTCAATATGACGTATTGAGAGAAAATAGTGACCTTATTTTGCGTGCTGAACGTGCTCATACTGTTGTCAAGAAGTATGGCACTATCGAGCCTACAAGCGAGGTAACTATCGGTCAATGTGACGCTGTTCCTGTTCTTGATTCAGCATACCGCAACGTGTATGTGAGAACCGACAAAAAGAAGTGGTAAGAAGCTCATTAACCTTAATAATTAAAGTTTTATCATGATTACAATTCTCGAAGTTTTAAAAGGAATAAATGCCTACCCAATACCACAAAGAACAATAGGGGAGATTGCAATAAAAAGAAGCCTAAACTTAGATGCTGACTTAACAAGTGACATCGCAGTTTCAAAGGGTTTTCTCTTGGCGAAAGCTGACCTTTATATGTGGCTCTCCTTTGCTCCTGACGTGTCGCAAGGTGGGCAGTCTTATTCTTTCTCCGAAGACCAACGTACATCGTTTAGAAACCTAGCAAAAGCGATATACAGCGACTTCGGAGAAACTTCGGGAGCTGTTAAAACTAAATTTGGATACAAGGGAGACACCTTATGATTATTGAGAATGGCACTATAAGAGTAAAGAGCAAAGCGCAATGTTATATTGACAGAGATACAGGCTTTGTTGAGAGTTGCGAAAAGGCTACATGGAGCAAACCAATACCATGTCAGTATGAAATAGCATCTTACAACAACCTAGCGAAGTCAGATAACATGCCTTACACTGAAAAACACTATACTATACTTATCGAAATGCGCAGTTTCAAAGGCGAGCAGATAAGTTTATTTGATGCGTTTGGCAATTCTCTTGGTGAGTTCTCAATTATCCAAATTAAGCCACTAACGGCAGTCGATGAAATCCAAATAACCGTCTAATAATGAAGCAAATAACACCACAAGAAGATATAGATAAGTACCTAAAGAGTAGCGTTGAAGAATTAATCAATGAGACTATTTACAAGCTATCTTATATCGGTGAGCATGTAGTAAATACAGCTCGCTTGTCGGGTGAATATTTAGACCAAACAGGCAACTTAAGAAGTAGCATTGGTTATATCATGTCTATTGATGGTGAGATTATTAGACAAGGTGAATTTAACGTAGTAAAAGATGGTGAAAATGGAACGAAGAGCGGTGAAGCTTTGGCGCAAGCTTTAGCCAAAACAAGCAAAGGAATAACCTTAATAGTCGTAGCAGGTATGCATTATGCTATATACGTTTCTGCAAAAGGTTTAGACGTCCTAGATAGCGCAGAGATAGAACTTGAAAAACAACTACAAGAACAATTCAAAAATGGCTAAAACAAGCAAAGAAATACTTCAAGATGTCCGCAGACTACTTTTAGGTAGTAGGCTTCAACAAAACCTATCAGGTAATATCTTTTTCAGTCGTGAAAACAGACCAAAAGATAGCACGCTTGAGGATGTCTTGATTATTTTCACAACAGGCGTTCCTAACCAAGTCGAAAAAGGTGTTATCACCATCAATATTTTCTACAACGACCACGACCCATATAGTAGTGGAAATTTCATCGAAAACGAAAAGCGAGGAGCAGTAATTGAAGCACTTGCTAAAGAGTGGATTAATTCACTCACAGCTGGCGTTTCAAACTACAAATTCAAGCTTTTAAACACAATAACTAGCTTTAAAGAAGATAATACCAATCAACACTTTATCGTGATAAAACTAGGTTATGACTACTTCGGAAATGAATAATATTAATCACTAAAAAAAAGAATAAACTATGGCAATTTTATCATGGGGAAAACCCACAATTGAATTTTGTCCATCTGTAGGTGGAAATCCTGATGGTAGCTGGAAAAAGACAGCAACCCCAAAGGAAGATACAACTAAGCTATCGCAAGTTGCAGGCGAGGAAAAAACCGCTACAGAAGAGGGCGGAGAAGTTGTTGATTCTCGTGTTGGCAAATCAACTTTCACGTTCGAGTTTGACCATTTCGTAAAGAAAGGTGAAGAACCATTTGTGGAAGACGAAGATGGCGTTGTTGCGGGTGAGTTTGCGTTCCGCTTAACCCCCGAAGATGAGGGAGGAAAAGGCTTCCTTATTGAACGTGCAACATTGCGCTGTGAGCAAACCTATTCATCTGCAGAGGGTATCTTACTTCACTATGTAGCAAAGGCTTTGAAACCTGCTACAGGTAAGATTGTAAAGCCTTATCAAAAGAATGCTATAACGCTTTCAGGTGATAAGCTTTACTTTGGTGCAGCAGCAGACAACACAGGTAAGACAATCACTGCAACATCGAGAGGTAACATCGTTGTTAGCACACCAAATAGCGATTGGATTACAGCTACTGCAAATGCAAAAGTAGCAACCATCAAGGTAGCAGCAAACACCACAGGTAAAGTGCGTGTGGGCAAAGTAACAATCACCGCTGATGGCTTAGCATCGGTTGTTGAGGTAACTCAAATCCCTTAATGAAAGAAATAGCAGGCTAGCGTAAAAACTAGCTTGCTATTATAAAACACACACATAATATCATGATAAACGATAAAACTATTGAGCAAAAGGCAGGCGATGCCATTTTACAAGTACCACAGAATATATTAGTGGGCACTAAAACTTACAAAGTAGCTTCACCTAGTGTTGCAACGCTTATCAAAGTTTCACAGTGTATTTCTACACTACCAAACATCGCACTAGACAAGGCAGAAGTTGTGAAAGAATCTTTGTCTTTTGCCAAGCATAGCGAGCCATTTGGAGAAGCTTTGGCAATACTTATTTTAGGTGCAAAGAATCTCACTGAAAAGCGTACAATACAAAAAGAAATCGAGGTAGAAGAGGAAAAAATCGTTTACAAATCATACCTATTTGGCTTGTTTAAACGCCCTTTAAAGACCATCCAAACGACCACTAAAGTAGTAACAGAAACTATCGAGGTGGATAAAAAAGCAGAGTTGGCAAAAGAGCTTTTAGAGAACTTCTCACCTAGCGAGCTTTACAACATCACCGCTACACTAATAGGTAATTTGCAGTTAGGCGATTTTTTCGGTATTTCCATTTTCCTAACAGAAATAAATCTGCTTCGCCCAACGAAAATGGATTAAACAACAGCATTTGGGCAATTGTCGCAGGTACTGCAAAGGTTTATCACCTACCATTTGAAACAGTGCTTTATGATATGTCTTACGTAAATCTCACTATGTACAGCGCAGTTTTGCCTACATACGATAACGAGAAAGACAAGAAAAACGAAGAAGTAATTAATGGTGATGACAAGAACAATTCTAAAAAGATAGATGACTTCTTTAATTCAATAACAGACTAAAAAAAACAGAAAGGATAGTATATATATGGAATCAAATGAGAAAGGATTATATTTTTCAGCGAGAATTGATACTTCACGCTTGCAGTCTGATGCTGAAAAAGCAAGCAATATACTATCTAATATAGACAAGCAAGCATCGCAAGAGGGTAATAGGATAAAAGAATTACTCTCAAATGTCCCCGTTGTAAATATTGATATTGCAACTAACGCTCCTAGCACCTTAAGTGCAATAGCAATAGCTTTTGAAGAGATAGATAAAGTAACTGACGCTAATAAAGCGGCAATAATAGAACTCACTGCAGAATACGACAGGCTTCAAGAGCAAAAGAGTATAGCAGAAAAAGCAGGTAACAAGGACGAATATATCGCTATTGAAAAGGAATCAGAAGCGATTAGAGCGAATATTGATTTGCGCAAGAAAATCAATGAGGAAACTGCAAATTTAGCTGATAATTTATTAGCTATTGAACAAAATTTGCAATCAGAAGCAACAGCGACTCAAAGTGCAATCGAGAGTACAAATGAAGCTTTAGCTGTCACCGATAATCAAGCATCTCAAACAAGCAATAGAATTAAGGAATTGCTTGCAAATGTGCCTGTTGTAACTTTTAACGTTGAAACCAATGCACCAAAAACTTTAGATGAAATTGAGGTAGCGTTTTTAGAAATCGACCAAGTTGTAGACACAAACAAAGCTGCTATTAAAGAGTTAGCTATTGAATATGATAGGCTTGTATCGCAAAAAAACATAGTAGCAAAAACAGGTACTAAAGAGGAATATTTAGCTATTAAAAAAGAGACAGAAGAAGTAAGAGCTAATATCAATTTGCGCAAACAAGCTATTGAGCAGGCAGAAGCAACAGCAGATAGTTTGCTAAAGGTTGAACAGAAGTTGCAAAAGGAAGCGGAGGCAACCCAAAAGGCAAGCGATAAAACCCAATCTTTGAGAACCCAAATCAAAGCCTTATCAATGCAAATGGCGGAATTTATCGCTAATGGAGGTGATGAGAAATCCGCTGAATATGTAAAAATGACGCAAGAACTTGGACGCCTTATGGATATACGAGGTGACATCGCAAAGCAAGGTAGCGTATTTGCCAACGATGAGGCGCAAATAGCAGGTGTTATCAAAGGTATAGGCGGTCTTACAGGTGCTTTCACAGCAGCTCAAGGCGCAATGTCTTTATTTGTAGGCGAAAATGAGAACCTACAAAAGGTAATGCTAAAAGTGCAAAGCCTTATGTCTATTACAATGGGGTTACAACAAGTTCAGCAAGCATTAAATAAAGATAGTGAATTTAGATTAGTTACTATCAATGGCTTAAAACGCTGGTATAACAAGGTCGTTGCAGAGGGCAATGTTCTGCAAGCAGTAGAGACAGCAGAAACAATTAAAAACACAGCTGCAAAGGAAATTAATACAGCAGCAGAAGCACGCAACGCAACAGCAAAGCAAGCGTCTAGCAATAGTTCAAAAGAGGTTGTTGCAATGCAAAATCTTGACACTGCAAGTAAGGCGACAAACGCAGCTGCTGCTAGTGCTGGCACTGTTGCAAACTTTACTCTTGCAGGTGCTTTTAGAGCTGTAGGTGCTGCTATTCGTGCAATTCCTGTATGGGGTTGGATAGCAGCTGCTTTAGCTGCAGTTGTAGCAGTTGTCGGTACTTTAGCAGCGAAAGCCAATGCAGCTAAAAAAGCTGCAAATGATGCTTTTAATGCAGCGGTAAAGAAGCAAGAAGAGTTCAATAAGGCTATTGCAGATAAGGTCGCTGACCAAATAACCATTTATAACAAGCTAAAAAGAGAATATACAGCTCTTGGAAATAACTTCAAAGCACAAAAGAAGTATATAAAAGATAATCAAGATGCTTTTCACTCTTTAGGCGTTGCGATTAGTGGCGTGAATGATGCAAATAAATATCTCATTCAAAACTCGTCTAGCGTGGTTGCAGCACTTATGGCGCAAGCTAAAGCAGCTGCAGCTTTTGACATGGTAAAGGAGAAGCAAAAAGAACTTATACAAGTGAAACTTTCTCCTGTCAAGGTGAAAAATATAAAGCCTGATACTCAACAATACGAACAAACAGTAGATAAGTTTGGCAATATTATTCTACAAGAGAGTGAAACTTATAATAATAGTAATTATTTAGGTAGAGTTCTAGAAGCTCAAAAAAAAGCTCACAAGGCTAAGAGAGAAAAAGAGAAGAAATTAGAAAAGGATATTGAGAAGATTGCAAATGTTGGAGCAGATGCAACCATAGAAGCTGATAAGCAATTTAAGAAAATAGGCGTCAAGAAATACGACAAAAACGCTGATAAAAAAACTAAAAGCGGTAAAAGCGATGCCCAAAAATTAGCCGATGAAATGGCAGAAAGAGCAAAGCTTTCTAAGGAGTATTTAAAGCGAATAGCGGAGCAAGAAAAGGAAGATAAACTAGAGTTAAGACAAAAGAATATCGACCTCGAAAAGGACAGCTTTGAGAAAGAAAAGAAGCAAATAGAGCTTAACTATGATAGGCTTACTTTATCTATCGAAAAAAAGCGTAAAGAAATGCTTTCAGCACTTGAAGAAGATAAGCTAAGAGAGTGGAAGAACAAAAATCCTAAAGCTACAAAAGAGCAAGAGGAGAAATACCGCTTAACTCTAAATTTAGATACAAAGAACCTTTCAGCGGAGCAACAAAACGTATTAAAAGAATATGAAAAAGTCGCTATCGAGAGCAAAGAAAAAGCAGAAAAGGATTTGCAAGATAAGCTACTCAAGGAGTTTGAAACTTACCAAGTGCAACGCACTCGAATTAACGAGGAATACGACAAAAAGCGCAAGGAATTAGACGCTTTGCCTGTTGATATTGCAACTAAAGAGCAAGCTATTTCAGCACTTGAAACAAAGCGCAAGGAAGCGTTAAAGCGAGTAAACGATGAGGAGGTATCAAAGCTTAAAGAAACTTCTAGTTTATTTGTAGAATTGTTCGAGGATGCAGGCGAAAAAAGCACTAAAGAAATAGAGCGAATTATCGCTAAAACTAGTGAACTTTTAAGCTACTTAAAAAACACCTCATCGGAAGACATTACGCCTAAATTTGGTTTTACAGCAGAGCAATTAAAAACGCTTAAAGCAAGTCCCGAGAAGTTACAAGAGCTAACAAAACAGTTCAACGGCTTAAAGAAAGAAGCGTTAAAAAGCAATCCTTTTAAGCAATTGGCAAGCGATGTAAAAGAGCTATTTGCAAAGGGAGATAAAGATAAAGGATTGGAAGAAAAGCTTAAAAAAGTAGGTCGTTCAGCCGCTGCATCGGCAGAATTAATCGGAGGAATGGCAAATAAATTAGGCGATTTGTTCGAGGCTGCTGGTAATGAGAATTTAGCCGATATGATGCGTGGCGTTACCGATGCAATGAACAGCGCAAGCAATATCGCTCAAGGCTTTGCGCAAGGTGGTATTTTTGGCGGTGTGCAAGCAATTGCAAGTGAAACTATCGGTTGGCTCGCAAAGGCTTTCCAAGCTGGCAAAGAACACGCAGAAGCACTAAAGAAGATAAGACAAGAAACCATTGCACAACAACGCAGTTATAATCTTGCTTTGCACGCTCAAAACCTAGAGTTTGAAAGGGCAAATACAATCTTTGGAAACCTCGATTATAAGAAAGCGATTAATTCTGTGTCGGCAATGAAAAACGCCTATTCTGACTATGCTAGCGCAGTCGAGGGAACAATCGAGCAACAACGCAAGTTTAGCCGTCTGCAAGTGCCAAAAGACCCACTAGGGTTGATGCGTTTTGCCCAAGATTTGGAGGTGAACAAGAAGCTTAAAGGCTTTGGAAATGACCTTAAGAAAACATTTGCGGGACTTGCGGATATAGGTATTAAAACAGGACATCGTAAAGGTGGTATATTTAGAAAAGGAAGAGATATTTACGGAAGCCTTTTAGATGCCTACCCCGAGTTGATAGATGCGTCAGGAAAATTTAATAAGACACTTGCAGAAAGCATTATTAATACAAGGGAGTTTCAAGACGGAGGAAAGGAAAGCTTGCAATATATAGTTGATTTGTACAACAAAGCAGAGGAAGCATCAAAGCAAGTGAAAGAATACCTTACGGGCATTTTCGGGGATTTGGGAAACTCGATGTCTGATGCTTTGGTAAATGCTTTTAAAAATGGAACTTCGGCAGCGGAGGATTTTAATAAGAGTGTACAAAAAATGCTCGAGAGCTTTGGCAAGCAAATGATATTCTCAACAATGTTTAGCGGAATAATCGAGCAAGCCAATACACGGATGCAAGACGTTATGAAAGATTTAACGCTAAACGAGGAGGGCAAATTTAAAGAATATGTAAATATCCTCGATACTATGACAACGGGCATTTTATCGCAACAAGGTAATTATAATAATTTGATGCAACGTTACCAAGAAATGGCAGCGAAAAAAGGCTTTAATTTGTTCTCTGACGATGCAACAAGAACAGGGGCAAACAAAGGTATTGCAACGGCTTCTCAAGATAGCGTTAACGAGTTAAACGGGCGTATGACCGCAGTACAAGGACACACCTACTCGATTAGCGAGAATACAAAAATACTTGTGGGCAATACAACAGCACTTTTAAAAGCTGTTATGCACATTGAAAGTGAAACAGACGGAATGCGTGAACGCTTGGTAAAGATTGAAAGCAACTCAAACCAAATAAAAAACAGCCTAAACGATATTGCGATAAAGGGTGTAAAAATGGTGTAAAAACTATGTTTGAAAATAGACTTTATATAAATGGAAATGATGCTTTTTTGCGCTATGGTGTTTTGCTTGCGCAAGGTGGGGTTAACGATTTAATCAAATACCCCACTAGAAAAGCATATTTATACAACGATTGGTTCGAGCAAGAGGGCATTGACGCTGATTTAAGCGAGCCTTTATTCGAGCCAAAAGAGGTGTCTTTGACCTTTTACGCAAGTAGCGATAGCAATTTGGAGGAATTTGTAACAGATTTGACACGAAGCGTTTACCACACGTTTGAAGATAAGCTATTACAAAGAGAGTTCAAATTGCGCCTAATAAAGCAAACCGCAGTTAGTTTAGTGAATGGCTTTTATTTTACAACAATAGCATTTGCAGACGATTTTACAGCGGAGGAAATGACTAAAAACAGCTCTTATCCCGTGTCGGCAGCTTTACTACCTGATACAGGTTATACCATTGACGGAGTGAATTTAAGAGATTTCGATGTAGCTGTTTTACAAGGAACAGATGAGAGTTTGCGCAACATTATTGAAGTAAAACAAAACGTTTTGCACACGTCAAAATATAGCAATGCTTTAGTATATGATGAGAAGCAAGGTTATTTAACGCCAACCGCTAAAGATGCTACTTTGAAATGCTTGATGAGAGCGGAGAATTTAGAGGACTTGTGGAACAATTGGCAAGCTCTATTTTCTCTCCTTACAAGGCAAGGATATAGAACGCTAGGAAAGGATAATTTGCAATCGTATATGTTCGTGTACAAAAGTTGTGAAATCCCCTTATTTTATCCCACAGATAAGATTTGGCTAGAATTTAATTTAACTATAACTATAATAGGCAATATTGCACCATAACATAAAAAAATAACAACTATGTCTGAAATTTTGATAGGACGTTGCGGAAGAACCCAAGAGGGGCAAATTCGTATAAACAAAAAGAGTGATTTCCCATTAACTCTAAAGCTGATAAAAGACGGCAAATTTATCAAATGGTATGATTGCGACTTCGACATTAAAGCGTCTGTCGAAGACGGATTTACAACCTATACTGCTGGTAGAAAAGGAGGTAATTTTAATCATTGTAAGGTCGAGGAAGACGGAACTTTAACTCTATTTTTCGATAACCATAATTTATCGACTGGTGAGCTACAAATTGAGGTCGTTTTCTATCACGTTGACAAAGACTATAACACTGATGGAACTCGTCAAGAAGCTTTCAACGTAGCAAGTAATGTCTATCTTGTGAACGATAATGGCAATGCTATTTCGCTTGAAATGCCAGCTCCTCAAATCGTGGAAAAAGAGGTAATTAGGGAGGTCGAGAAAGAGGTAATAAAAGAGGTTGAAAAACCATTGAGCGAACTCGAGCAATCTATTCTTGATATTGCAAAGCGTTGTTTAAAAGATGAAAACAACGATGGGCACTTGGTAGATGAGGAAAATATCTCTCTCTTTAAGGGTGGAATGTATGCTTTAAGAGCGTTTCAAAATATCCCTACATCTGTTATTAACTCTGCTCCTGATGAGGATAGAAAGAACTATTTAGACTTCTTTAAAAGGGCGACAGCGGAATATCCTTATTTGGCTCTTACAAAGTATATACAAAAGGCAGGCGAAGCACCACTTGAGTTTTCAACAGGCTCTAATGTTAAAAGCATTCTAATAGACGATTGCGAATTTAACGAAATTAGGTTAGATTGCATTAGTACAGAAGTTATAGCAGATAGAGGTTTAAGAATGTTCCAAAATTCAGATATTAAACGTTTAGTTTTATCTGGCGGTAGCGTATTGCAAACACTAAAGAATTTTGAAGCGTTTGACTTTGTGCGTGAAGTTGTATTTGACGGCACAGTGTCCCCTTTACCAACAGCACTTGAGATTTTGCACGCCTTACCAAATAATAGAGGTTGGCATAGACATTCGACCGCTGACCCCGAGATTAATCCTGTTTTGCGCTTTAAGAACATTGCAGGTATGTCTCACGACATTCTCTCTCATTTTGCGGACAAAGGCTATACAGATGTAGAGTTAATAGAGGGAGAGTTCGACGAAAGTGCTGTTTACGTTGCAGAACAGACAAATAATAGCGATAATTCAAACGCTTTGCAAACTCTACTTAGCGGTGTTGAAAATACAGGCTTAACGGAGCAAGTATTAAAGGGAATGATAGTAGAGAAGAAGTACGAAAGCAACGAAAATATTTTTAACTCACCATTTGAGGAGGGCGAAAAAGAAGCACTTATCGAATACCGCAAGTATTTAGCTCTTAATCCCAAATATAGCCGTGAGGGCTTATTTGAAAGACTTACGGCAGATAACTTAGAAGTTGTTTTGTCTGGTCAAGGGTTTGCGGAAATGTTTAAAAACGCAAACATAAAGCATTTAATAGTTTCATTTAAAGGCTCTGCAAAGGGTTTAAGTAATATCTTCTATTATACAAATGGAGAGACGCTTGAGATTAAAATAGATACTATAAGACATTACAACTATGACCTTGAAGAGCTTTTTGTAGATGCTGTAGGTATTGGTCAGCAATTTGGCACAAATCTAAAGAAGCTAATAGTTACTATTTGCAAGGATGAAAAGACACCATTTGCGCAAGGTGAGTTTGAACGTACCGGTCATTACTATGGCTTTAGAAATGGCACGTTTAAGTATTGGGATTTGCTTCCAAGTCTTGGACTTGCGAATATGTCGGGCAAAATCGAGTTCGACACAAATGTTATTCTTTCGCCTGAAGGCTGGGACAAAATCAAAAAACTTGGCTATGTAATTTCTGAAAGCAAGAAATATAGTGGTCCTGTTATGGAGGACTTTAGTTTGTAAAAATTTAATTCTGTTTGCGTATGATTTTTTACGACAAAAACGACAGAGAGATAATAAATGTGCAAGTAGATGATACTAGTTATCACTACTGCACAATTATGGGCGAAGATGAGCTTTCAATTAAGTTCAATCTTTCCAAACACGTTGAGTTGCCAATAGGTTGTTATTGCGTTTTTAATAACGCAAAATACACCTTGCTAAAAGCTGAAAATGTAAATATAGTGCATTCACGCAGATACGAATATACACTTACATTGCAAAGCGAAGCTGGCAAGGCTAAAATGTGGAAATTTAGAAACCTTATTGACGGCAGATTAAAATTCCCTTTGACAGCAAAACCAAAGGAACATTTGCAACTATTAGTTGATAACTTGAACAAGCGAGAGCAAGGCTGGACGATTGGCGAGTGTATAGAAAGAGAGGAGAAATTAATCAACTATGACCACGCCTATTGCTTTGATGCTTTAACCCAAATGGCAACGGAGTTTAACACGGAGTTTGAGATAAAAAACAAGCGTGTTTCACTCAAAAAGGTTGAGTATAATAAAGAAAACCCCTTGCCCCTTTCTTACGGCTATAACAACGGCTTAAGAAGTGGTGTTTTGCGCCAAAACGCAAGCGACAAAGCACCTGTTGAAGTGCTATTTGTGCAAGGTGGAGAGCGCAACATCGATAAGAGCAAATATGGTAGCGCAACTTTGCATTTACCAAAGGGGGTAACGCTGGCTTTTGACGGTGTAAAATTCGAGGACGAGCAAGGTTTTAATCGTATAGTTGAACGAGTTTACAAAACCGATGAGCAAGGGTTATCGATTACAAGAGCAGACAAGCAAAATGAAAGCCTAGCAGAGGATAGTTTCGATGCGACTAGCATTTATCCCTCAAGGGTTGGTGTTTGCTCAAGCGTTGAGAGCGTAAATAACAAATGGTTTGATATTGTCGATAATACGATACCACAGGATTTGGATTTCTCAAAGTGCCTTATAGCTGGTGAGACAATGACAATTATCTTTCAATCGGGAATGCTTGCAGGGCGTGAGTTTGAGGTAAAATACATCCACAATAAAGTTGGGCAAAAGAAAGCTAGACGCTTTGAAATTGTACCGCAAGAGATTGACGGAATAACAATGCCTAATAATACTTTTGCGCCTAAAGTGGGTGATAAATATGCAATTTTTCATTGCTTATTACCCAAAAGTTATATAAACGATAGCAAGACAAAGAGCGGTGCCGAGTGGGAGATGTTGAGAACTGCTATTCGCTATATGTACGATAACGAAGATGCAAAGTTCACCTTTAAAGGCGAAATCGACCCTGTATGGGCAAAGAGAGAATGGGTAAATATTGGCGACAAATTAAAGGTAGGTTCTTCGGTTTATTTCTCTGACCCCCAAGTGATTGCAGAGGGTGCAGTTGTGAGAATAACAGGTGTAAAAACGTTGCTTAATAGCCCTTATGAGCTTGAAATTGAGCTATCAAATAAGACTATTTCTGCAAGCGTTTCAGCACGTTTAAACGCTCTAGAAAGCGATTTGATTAGCGTTGAAACAAAGCATCAAGAGGCAATCCAATTTACAAAAAGACGCTTTAGAGATGCTAAAGAAACGGCAGAAATGATTACAAAAGCAATGCTTTCAAACTTTGGCGATTCTATTAGTCCCGCAACCATTCAAACTATGTCGATGCTTGTTGGTGACGAATCGTTGCAATTTAGGTTTGTGTCGGCAAAAAGACCGCCTTTTATGCAAGTATCGCACCGCTTTATTTATGATAGCGGAAGCAAAACGTTTATTGCAGAGGGAGGAATAATCCAACATATGACGCTAGGCATAAAAGTTATTAAGCCTCAACACCAATATAGCGATTTTCGCTTTTGGGAGGTAGAGAGATTTGCGTCTGCAAACCTTAATGAAGCCGATAAGCGTTATTATCTCTACATCAAGGCAAACAAAGCCGATGATAAGGCGGTATTCTTGCTTTCAGAGAGTGCAAAAGAGCTAGAGGGAGATAATCATTATCACTTCTTAGTTGGTGTCTTAAATAGCGAGCAAAACGAAGAACGCTCTTTTGTAACTCTATACGGATTTACGGAGGTTTTGCCCTCACGAATAACAACCGATAAGATTGTAAGTACAGACGGCTCAACTTACTTTGATTTAGTAGAGAATGTAATTGCTGGACGTATCAATTTCAAAGACGGAATTATATCGGGATTGGTTGGAGCGTCTGACGAGAACAGCGCAGTAAATTCAGGCTTAAACGGCAAAAACGATAGCGCAAATCCCGTGAGAATTTGGGCGGGTGCAAGCGAGAACAACATAACAAAAGCACCTTTTAGAGTTTACAACGACGGCTCAATTTACGCAGAGAATATCACAATTGGCAAAAGCTCTACTTTTAGCGGTGAGGTAAAAGGTGTAACAGGTAGCTTTAAGAAGCTTATTTGCGTGAATGATGCAGGTAAAGAAGTTGGCTCAATTCATTTTAACAACGACGGCAAAATGTGGTTCGCTGGTGATATGTATCATCAAGGCTACAATAATGCCTTAAGGCGAACATACCGCTTTTACTCATCGGAAATTTGGTGTCGTGGTATCTTTGGCTCAAGAGAAAGAGCGACAATGGTAATTAAGGGAAATTACGCAGAACTCTATACAAATGGATTGGGCGATATAGAAAAGCGATTTGTTAAATTTACCTTTATTAGCAGGACTTTAAAAGGCGTAACCTATTATGAAGTACCTTTATATGGATTTGACGGGGATGCTGCTGCTTTTCCTGTTGACTTGATAATTTTCAGTAATCAACAAGAATTCACTTATGAATTGCAATCAATTGAGGGCAAAATTGTAGAGGTTGTGAACGCCAATGACAATACAAGCCAATACATCTTTTCAGGTGGTTTCAGGCGTGAAATAAAAGGAGGAGAGGTAACGTCTTGCGTGAAAGTAGGTTATAATAATTTGATGCCCGCACACGAAAAAGCAGCTATCGGGGCAGGCTGGTTAATTGGTAATCGAGATAACGATTGGAGATAACAAATAATTATAAGTTTAATTTAAAAAAGAAAGGAAAAAAAATGAAAGTAAATGAATTAATCAAGTATGTTTTAGTGCTATTTATTGCGCTATTGGTAGGTGTTGGAACAGCCTTAACAGCTAAAGGAGAGGCGACAGCGGAAAACGGCTGGGCGGTCGCTCTGATTTGCGCAGTGTGCATCTTTACACTTGCGGAGGTGACTATCAAAACGATAGAACAACGCCCCTTTGTGTGGAAAGGCGTGCTGGTGGGAATTGTGGCGACAATGCTAACTTATTTTATTAGCTATACATTATTAATATGTTAACAGATTGGATAGCCGAGAAGATACCGCAAGATAAACTATTGCATTTTACTTTTAGTTTAGTTTTAATGCGTGTGTTTAGCGTGTTTGCAGGCGATAAAATAACTTATCGCTTGCTTACCGCTCTTGCGGTGCTTTCGATAGGAGTATTAAAAGAACTTTATGATAAGAAGCGAGGAGAACAAATAAGCAAAGGAGATTTAATCGCTGATGCTTTAGGCGTTCTTATTGGGCTTATCTAAAATTTTGGAGGGTGATTTTATGAATGAGATAAAGGTATTTTTTGTGGCGGTTGTAAGCGCACTTCTTTCGCTTCTTTCGCCTATAAAAGATTATTTTCACGCAATGATAATAGTATTTGTAATTAACTTCTTATGTGGTTTGATTGCCGATTATCGAAGTGGGGGCAAATGGTCAATGAAAAAAGCAATGGTGTTTTTCTACCATATATTAGTCTTTTCTTTGCTAGCCTCATCTATATTTGTTATCGGGCATTTTATGCACAACAGGGAGGAGGCTTTATTTTGCGTTAAAACGCTTTGTTTTATTGCGCTTTGGTTCTATTCTATTAATATTCTTAAGAACTTGCGAATAATGCTAATCGATAAGACGCCAATGTGGAATTTGGTTAACTTCTTATACTTTATTGTGAGTTTAAAAATGGTAAATAAAATACCTTTTTTGAATGACTATTTAATTACAAATAAAGCCTTTGAGGAGGAAATAACAAAGCCTATTTTTGGAAATAATACAGGAGGTGGAAACAATGGAAATTAGAGTTAAAAGAATTGCCCGCAAAGACGGCTACACGATAGGGCGAATGAGCCTCAATGGCGTTTATTTTTGCGACACTTTAGAAGACACCGACAGAGGATTAAACTCTACTATGTCTGTGGGCGAAATTCTATCTAAAAAGCGCAAAGGAATAACGGCAATACCAACAGGGAAATACGATGTTATTTTAAGCTTTTCGCCACGCTTTAAACGTGTGTTACCTTTACTCTTGAATGTGCCTGGTTATCAATATATTAGGGTGCATAATGGGAACCGCCCAGACTCGACAGAGGGCTGTTTGTTGGTGGGGGAAAACAAAGTTAAAGGGCAAGTTATCAACAGCCGTGCAACGCTTGAGAGGTTGATGTCCGTTCTTTTAGAGTGCGAGAAAAAGAAAGAAAAAGTAACTATCACAATTGAGTAACGCTTATGAAAAAGTACTTATATATAATAGGTTTAATTGCTTTATTGCTTATTGCTTTTTACTTCTTTGCGCTTTTGAAAAATGACAACAGCGAGGAGGTAAAAACAAAAGTGGTTGAGCGTGTAAAGGTCGACACGCTGAAAATCTTTGACACGATAAGAATAAGCAAGCCTATTTTAGTAAGAGCTACAACGCTAAGAAAAGACACTATATATCTAACTAAAGATGTATATATCGATAGCTCAAAAGCAGTGATACCAATAGAACAAAAGGTATATAGCGATAGTAGTTATACAGCGTTTGTCAGTGGCTATAACGCCCAATTAGATAGCATCCACATTCGCTCACCAACTACAATTATAAACCGAGAGATTGAAAGAGTTATAACACAGACGAAAATAAAACGCTTTAATATAGGTGTGATAGGCGGTGTCGGTTATGGCTTCACATCGAAAAAAATTGAGCCGTTTGTCGGTTTAGGTTTCAGTTACAACATAAGATAGAAAAGTAAAGGATGGAAATTAATCCATCCTTTTTTATGTCACGCAATATCACCTCAAAAATAAAACGATATAATTTGATATTTTACGATATAAACACTACAAAAAGTGTCTTATTTTCGTCAATTTTCGTGTGCAAAATCGTGTACGGATTTTGTAAGTTACTGATTATCAGCACTAATTGTGGAGCTGGTGGGTTTCGAACCCACGTCCAAACAGGGAAATACTGTGCTTTCTACACGTTTATTTCGGCCTTCATTTGTCAGATTATAACAAGACCCGAACCACCAATTATAACCTTAGTCTTTAAAGTTTCATCTAAAAATCAAGACCTTTTTAGACTATTTCCGATTTTTCTGCACCACTGAATCCATTGATTCGGAACCACATCTTTGGAGTGATGTCTCGTTCCATTACCTTGTAACGGAATAAAGCTAGTAATCTACTATACTTCGATTAAGCAGCGAGAGCGTAGTTATTTTCGC